AACGACCCCGGTGGGGAGACTGTTAACTTTCCTGTAGGAAATATCATTGGAGGATTGAAACTTCTAGAGTCTGTCACTGATCCCGGCTCTAGGTCCTTTGAGTTGACAGCCTTTAATAACTCCGATTTTGATACCTACCTTGTTGTTTGGACAGAACTTGGCAGCGGTACAGCCTCTCAAAATGTTGCTTTTCAGTTTTCTTCGGATGGGGGTTCAAATTATATCGGGGGTGCTGCAAATCAATACTCCTTATCTACAGATTTTTCAGCCTTGGACACAAACCAAGCTCTGGCATTTTCAATTAATGTAGGGGGTACTGTTTACTCTTGGGGGCAAGTGTGGCTTAGGGGTTGTTCCAGTACTGGGTTTAGGACAAGTTACTCTGGTGACTATTTCACTCAAACAGTAACTTTTAAGAACGTTCGTGGCTGTCGTAACGCTAATGAAGCCACTGACGCTGTAAGATTTTATAATCTCGTCGATAATGCACTCACAGGGACTGTAAAACTGTATGGTCTAAAGCAGTAACCCAACTTTGATACAAAAGAAAAGGCCCCCTAAGGGGACCTCTCCTAAGGCTCTCACTTCGGTGGGGGCCTTTTCTTATGTCGGGCTACCCTCCATCTTACGATAGCATCCAATCTCATGCGGGGGGAAGTTAGGAATACTGCTAAAATACTCTTCCGCCTCTGCCAAACGCTCTTGACAGGTAAGCATGTCTGGCATGACATAGGGCGGAAAATCAGAGTGACTAATTGGTTGCCCATTAACAGTAAAAAAGATTGCCAAAACTACTTCATACATCATAATTTCCTTCTACCACATTGTTAAGTTCTACTTAGCGATATTTCCGCGTAGGTATCCTATATACTCCTCTTCTGTCAAGAAATCTTGGATGTATTCAATACACTCAATACTACCCTGACCATAGTGAATTGGGTGGTTAACGTTATCCTGAATGTCTTTAGGTGTGAAGTCTGTCATGTCAGGCTCTATACCTGTACCAAGTTGTTTTAGGGACCCCATACTTTTTAGCCTCTTTGTAAGTTGAAATCTCAAACACCCAATCTGGGTAAAGGTCTTTGGCTCTTTTACCTTCCCACCTCTCTTTGGCATACGCACCACATAACTTTTTAGTTTTTTCTGTATGTTTCATGCCGTAGGCCGGTGCCTCACCGCCAAGAGACGTGTTGTAAAGTTGCCAAGGTTCATGTAGGGATATAAAGAGCCTCTCCAATCTGCACAAACCCTCGAATGTAGAGCACTTTGCTATAACATCCCATTCAAAAGAGTATGGCCCGTGCTTTCTTATTGCCTTGGAAAACACGGTATTTGAGTTCGATTTAGCTGACCTGATGTGTTGAGACTTCCTGTGTTCTAGTGATTTGGTGGTAAGGCCAATGTAGGCCCTACCGTTTTTTGTGTTGTAGGCTTCATAAAGAATCATTCGCAACTCCTTATACCAGTCTCGGGGTCAATGTAACAAGCGCCACCATCAACCTCTGTTTGGTCTTCTGTCGCCTGCTCCTCTTCCACAACATCTTCAGATGCAGATGCGTTAAGGATACCGAAACGTTTACCGGCTGCACGGAATGTAGTACAACCCTTAGCACCACCTTCATACGCAGTCATATACACATCCTTGAACTCCCCCCAAGAGACAGACTCACCTACATTACACGTCTTGGAACAAGCACTATCGACCCACTCTTGAGCGGCAGTCAGCATTGCTACATGATCCTGAACAGTAATCTGATCAGCGGTAACACACTCAATACCCCACTCACGATAAGCGTAATCCTCAACCTTCTCGTACATAGGCCCATCAGCCGTTTGTATGGTCCTAGTGTAAGACAGGCTGTAGACTGGTTCAAGGCCTGAACTGACATTGTTTGCTGTCAGGCTGATAGTTCCTGTTGGGGCAATAGAGGTGAGATGGCAGTTTCGGATACCAAACTTTCGAATGGCCTCCTGAACCTCAGGGTCAAGTTTCTTGATAAACTTACCTTGTAGGTATCGTTCATCGTAAAGCGGAAATGCTCCCTTCTCTGCTGCAAGTGATGCAGATGCCATGTAACAACGATTAGCGATAAGTTTCAGAACTTTCTTGGTGAAAGCCTTTGCGTCTTCGGAGCCATAGACAATACCCAAAGCCCCAAGGACATTGCCAAGACCTGTAATTCCAAGACCCATTCGACGTTTGTTCTTCGCTTCCGCCTCCTGCTCTGCAAGTGGGTAGGTAGTTTCATCAATAACATTATCCATAGCCCTGACTACATACGGGATGTCATGTTCTAGTTGGTCCCAGTCAAAACATGGTTTCTGTCCGTGATTACTGAAATCCACATACCTAGCAAGGTTAAAAGACCCCAAGAGGCAGGCACCGTAGGGTGGGAGGGGTTGTTCGCCGCATGGGTTCGTGGCTGAGATGTTCTCACAATACCACAAGTTGTTCATTTCATTTACACGGTCAATAAAGATGACCCCCGGCTCTGCCCAATCCCAAGTGTTACGCAGGATTGCATCCCAAAGGCTACGGGCACGGACGGTATCAAAAACTCGACCCTCAAACACAAGGTCAAAGTCTCCATCAGATTTAACAGCTTCCATGAACTTATCAGTGACCAACACAGATACATTAAACTGGGTGAGACGGTCATGGTTTGCTTTCGCGGCAATGAAGTCCATGATATCCGGGTGGTCTACACGTAGGCAACCCATTTGTGCCCCACGACGATGCCCTGCACTTGCGATAGTCTTACAAGTAGCATCCATAATTCCCATGAATGAGACAGGCCCACTTGCCTGAGAGCCTAGTGTTTTGATACGGGCACCCTTAGGTCGGATAGAACTAAAGTCATATCCTACACCACCCCCAAGTTGCATGGTCTTTGCTGCCTGCTTGGCAACTTCCATGATGCCCATAAGGTCGTCGGGGACCTTTTGCATGACAAAACAGTTGAAGGCTGTCACACGACGATAGGAGCCTGCTGCACTTTGGACACGCCCGCCGGGAAGGAACCGTTGATCCTTTAGGATATCATTAAATTTGTTATAGTGCTCTTGGTCGTCAGTTAGTGCCCCAGAAATACGTGCAGTCTTCTGGCCAAAGGTTTCACCTTCCTGCCGGTATTTTACTTCATCTGCCCAGATCGCAACAGGAATCTTCGGGCCTTTGTATTCATTCATTTCCATTTGTTCTTTCTCTCCTTACACTAGATCATTCAGATCAACTTTAGGGAAGTCTTTGTTCTTTTCGACCTTCCCATCTTTACGCCGTTTAATAGTTTTATCAGGCTGATACATACGCCCCATGTTGTTGTCGTGAACCCTACGAACTGCTTCGTCAAGGTCCCAACCCTTAGCCCACGCGTAGCCATAGATAACGTAGATCAGATCAGCAAGTTCTTTCAGTTCAGCAGCATCCCCTACTTTGTTCAAAGGGGCACAAAAAGCAACCTCGGTAAACTCCCTATACTCTTCCTTGATCAGTCTGTAGTAAAGTGTAGGGTTCTTCTCATTCTCTGCCGTTTCATTGTATTCCTTGACCAGTTCTGGAACAGTGGGTTGGACCCAAGATTCCATGGGGAGCACATAATCAGGGGTCCAGTACTCCCAGCCTTCCATGAAGTCATTAATCTCTTCAAATGCTTTTATGTCAGTTTCGTTGATCATTAGTTTTCTCCTATAACGTTTTCTCCTATAACCATATATGTATTCCTACAACCAGACTAAGGCTCCAGAGTATCATCATCGTAAATATCAAGACAAACAAAGCCGAGTTCGTCAAGAATGTCCATAACCTCTGGAAGTGTGATCTGGTGGTCTTCAAGTAGCCGGTCCAATCCATATAGTTCAATCAGTTCTGTTATGTGTTCAAGTCTCTTGTTCATCTGGCTCTTCCCACATATCAGGCCACCACCTATTTCCTTTCGATGAGTTTTCTTCGGCAGGAAGGTATTGCAGGTTCCAAGGGACGTGCAGTCCTGTAACTGTCTCTCCTCTAAGTGGCACTATGTGGTCCACGTGATACCCCTCTGGGCAATTGTAGTAGATTTCTTTGATTTGGGCCTTAAGGTCCTCACACAGCCAATCTGGTGTTGCTTGTCTTTTTTTAGCCCTCCTCTCGGCTGCATATGCTGGTCCTCTGCCATCTTTATAGTAACACCTCTCAAGAGACTTTCGATCTTTCTCTCGATTGTTTTTCCTCCACTCGCCCCTTCTTTGGATTTCAATCTCACGGTTTTTGTAATAATAGGTTTTTCTGTGTTTTCTGTATCTTTCTGGGTTTCTCCAGTACGCTTTTTTAAAGTAATCTGGGTTATTCTTATACCACAATTTTCGTCTTTCTCTTATACTACTCTTGTTCTTTTCCCTGTAACTTTTACACCTCACATTATCACAAACCTTACAAGTTCCCCGAACGCCAAACCTACCGCCTTTCTGCTTATAGAACTCCTCGACACCCTTCTCCTCACCACATTTGGAACATACCTTTGTCTGCATCAGACCCTCCCAATGAACCTCGTATCGTAGTCACGACTGGACCTGAACTCATACCAACAGTAGTTATCAACACCCTTGACCTTGTTCTCCATCCAGTACAGCCTTCCAATTGATACGACCCATGCGCACCGTCTCATGTATGGTCCCATTCGGACATTGTGGGCCACATCGGCGGGAAGTAAAAACCAAGTGGGTTTCAGATTCGGAAGGTGATCCAGAAGGGGCTTTAACATATCCCATTGATATGGAGGATTCGTGATTATCACGTCGATACCCTTCAAGTCTTGCTTCGTAATATCCAGAGCATCCAACACCTTTGAACATCCTACAGTCTCCCTAATATCTGATCGCCATTTGCATGTAGCCACTTCCATTAGAAGGTCCTCAAGGTCTCCATTTCCATAGCAGGGTTCTGCATAGGTCTTACCTCGGACCTTCTCAATGAGGGGTTCTGGTATGGCGTCAGGATCGACAGTGGCGTAGAAGTCAGCTTTCCTACGTGGTTTCTTTACCTCTTCACGTTTACCCATCAGGATACTCCGTATTGTCTGCGTAGCGCGCCAAGTGAGATAAATTGAGGGTCGAAGTTTCCTCCTTCAACGTTCCGTAGGTGTACA